CTATCGCATTATTTATTGTATTTCCCTTAGAAGCATAACCTACTCTATAAAGGGAACTTGTGGTGGATGCACGATCTGTACTTCGAATATAAAAGGATGTTTTATAATTTGCATTATTCCCTGGAATATTTATTGTGTATGGTTCAGATATGTTTGCCCATGCGCTTCCAGTGTATTTTTGTAAATAAAAATCCCAAGTAATTTGTCCTGTATTTCCAATTATATTTGAAACTATTGATAAATAGGATTCTAGATATAATATATATCCTTGGTCTTCTAGATCTCCTAAAGATCCTGTGGGATTATATATTGAACCGGTAGAAGGAGTAGCAGATGAAGTAGGAAAACTTCCTGAAACTCCTAATAATATAGGAGAATTAAATTTAACAGATCCAGTAGGAAATGCCTCATAAAAATTAGTATTATAACCATCAAAGCTTACTAGTCTATTAGGTAAAAATGTAGAAGTATAATCACTTAAATTTGGTACAAACGTAATTAATCTATAGTCATTTGTTGAATCTGGTATTGAGGCATTAGGAATATCTCCTTGTGTAAATGTTACTGAGCTAGAGTATGAAGAGGTTAGACCAACATTTCCTCTACTATCGTATGTATTTACTTGGGTGTATATTATTGGTTTAATTTTTTCTCCTGCTCGAAATACAGGAAAAGTACCATTTAATATGCTCATATCATTTCCAAAAGCTTGAGGATTTGATAATTGTACAGTAGCATTTGTATTAAAGGATTGCTTAATTATTCCTACATTTATGCCATCGACATCATTTATTGGGTTAATTCGTTTCCCGTTTTCATCTATTATATACTTAATACTAGTGTTTATATATTTAGATACACTATCTCCTAATTCAGGAGAAGTACCAGCTACATAATTAAATTGAACAAAATATGTTTTAGGATTACTAACATTTGGAGTTTTACCATAAGAAATAGCAGGACTTACAGGACTATCTGCATCATATAATATATCTAATCTTTGATCACTTACATATTGACCATACTGATTTAAACTAGGAGAATTTAGTTGATGACCTAAATACCTAGAACCTATTTGTCTGTATAAAGTATAGTTTGAATCTTGTACTTTAGCTAAAGTAGCAGACCCTGATAATATTGATTGTAAATTTACAGGAATGATTTGACTATCAACATTGTCTACATCCATGTATTTTTGATTATATCTGTCAAAATCAATATTTCCTGCTAGTACATCATAATCTGAATTAATAAAGGGAACATTACCTATGTTAGGGCTAAATAATGTATTATAATTAGCATAATTACTAGCAGTATTAGGGTTAGTTAATACCCCATATAAAAAATAGGTAGAATATTCTGTTCTACTAACCACATCATAAGAAAGTCTAGTAGCTAGATCTGGGGATACTAAAAGTAATTGGGTTAATTGGGATAAATTTATAGTATTATTTACTCCATTCCCACCGACTTTTGCGATTTTTATGTATTTTATTCCTTGTGTAGTAATAGGCATATTTAAAAAATTTTAACTTTTTGGAGGGGGGAATGTAGAGCCTCCAAGATTACTTCCACCCCCTGTACTTCCTCCACTTGGACCAATAGGATCTTGAAAAGTTAAGTTATCATCAAACAATAAATATATTTGCCCATTAGGAGGATCATTATTGGATAACCAGTTTGGGACTACAGAGGTCAGAGATTGAGTAATAGTATAACTTAAAATTGTAGTACTTGGGTTTAAAAATGGGTTATCTCCATTTAAATCTCCATCTGTAACTAATATTAATGAGCCACTTAATTCTCCATTAAAAAATTCTATCTGTGATGATTGAGTAAAAGGAACAGATCCACTAGGAGTTATATTGGTTCCAATCCAACTTTGAGTTATATTAACTATATTATTGCCTGTATATAATGAAGAAGTTTGTCCATTTAGATTTGGAAATACTCCTCCTGTGCTTCCTGTAACTTCATACATTCTAATACCTGCTCCCGAAACAACAAGATTTTGGAATGTGAATGGAGTATCCCAAGCTATATTCCCACTTCCACTTCCGTAGTATGCTATTTGGGTATTTGGGGTAGCTTGAGGGACAGGGTATTTGTTTCTTTCTAAGGTAGTTTGTTTAATTATAATTCCTGATGCTATTGAAGCTCTTACAGGTGTATAATCTTTAACCATTTTAAATAAAGAATTATCATAGTACTTGATAAGTCTTATATAATCATTTATATCATAGTTATCAATATATTTCTCAAAATAAGCATTTCGTAAAGCATCTAGTGGAGGATATGTTTCCGCAGATGAAGATACTAATCTAGGATCACCAATATATTCTCCAATATTGATAAATCCAATTTGTGAACTGATATCATCGTCTATTTCGTTTTGTGGTGAAAATGTTACCTCAACATAGTTTACATCTCTTGTA